CACCTGTAGAAGCAGCACCTTCATTAGCTGCTAATACTGGGGTTTTACTGAATCTTGCATCGTTCATTTGAATCTCCTTATATATTTAAAAACAGGCTAGGTTTCCCTAGCCATTATAGAATGTAGCTAACTTACGCTATTGTTCCAGTCTTCATCAGTTTGATGCCTTCAAAGTTGACGCATGATCCACCAACGCGGGCATTAGTCTTGAACACGATGTAAGGGTGCAGAGTGAACGGGTCACGCAGTACGCGGATCGAAGCGCGGTCTACAATCAAGTAAGACTGTTTCAGATCACCAAACATGATAGACAGGCTATCAGCTGCCAGTGTAGGCATGTAGTTCATTTTAACAATCGGATCACCCAACAGAGTGGAAGGCGCTCCAGCTTGCAGACCAGGCTGCCACAGATACTGATCGAATCCAGTTCCTGTATTAGACTTCAACTGGCGAATAGGAGTAAGCGTTTTGCGGTTCATGTAGAACTTAGCCGCATTAGCGAACTTATCTTTCAGCAGATCCTGTAGTGCGATCAACTGATCAGATGTAATAGTAGTAGCAGCACCGGACTTGATCTGTTCGATCTGGTTCCAGTTCACACCATCTTCATAGGTAAGGATGCCGCGAGGTTTGCCTACACCGTTACCTGCAAGAAATGCCTGTGCTTCCAGATCCGAGAACCCGTCAGCAACCTTTTCACCCAACCATGCTTCGAGGTTGAACGAGGAATCTTCCAGAACAGTCTGGGTCAGAGCCGGTCCAGCATACATTTCGTTAACAGTGATGTTAGCTTCCTGCAACTGAGGAGTTCCAGTCTTACCACGGGCTGCACGTTCTGTTACCCATCCTGCTGATGCTTCACCAATATCAATGAGATACTTGAAGGTATCGCCACCAATAGAAGTTACACCAGAGTTTTCGCGGAATGGAGTAGCATCGCGCTTAGCAGTCTGAATCATGTTAGACATAGGACGAGGAATAACGAATCCACCGTCTGGATCAGAACCAGCATACATAGACTTCAGCTGGAGTTCAGCCAGTTTGGTTTTCATTTCTGGAGACTCATCGCCACGCAGGAATGCTTTGAACTCTACAGTATGTGCTGCTGCGAGTTTTTCTTCCGCTGATGCAACTGTGCCTTCATCGGCTTCCAGATCATTCAGCTTCTGTTCCAGGGCTTCATTGGTCTTCTTCTGCTCAGTCATCAAGTCTGCCAGACCCTGATGCTTAGTATCCAATGCTTCTACAGCTTTGTCTACCTTACCCAACGTTTCTTTAACGTCTAGCGGAATATTACCCAGTTTAGTTTCAAACGTATCGCCACGCTTGATTTCTGCTTTCAGATCTGCTACAGCAGTCATCAGCCCTTCATGGGTTTTCTTAGTTTCATCCATGATTTGTTTTTGCACTTCGTCTGTCATTGTATTCTCCTGTTATAGTTTATATGGTTATCTAGCCTGTGATAGCTTTAATGCTCTATTCATCGACTTCATTACTTCTAGAACGTCTTTCACCTCATTGTCATCTACCTCACGCAGATGGTCAGCATTGGAAAGCTTAATAGCTGTAGTAGCTGCCTTCTTACTAACTGACACAGAAAAGCCTACCTCACGCAGGATTTGCTCTATGGTCTTAGGATCATTCTTTATGTCAAATCCATCAAGTTCTTTTATAATGGACTTGATAGAACGTACTGACGCTCTTGTATTGGAAGCAAAAGCGGTGAAGCTGTACTCTTTAATATCTACTTCTTTTAACTTACGTACTTGTTCTTTCTCATCTATCGCATAGTCTATAGTAAGATAGCCGATAGACAATCCCATAGTACCTCCTAGTTCCTGTGCTTGTTTCGCCAAAGCATGTCTTTCAACAGCTTTAGCTACTTTCATGTTCAAGGCGCCAGATACTAGTAATCCTACGTTATCTTCTACTGCTGTCTTATTATAACCGATCTGCTCATACATAGCATGGTCTGCTAGAATGGGGAAGATCCCTTTGCTTTCTTGAATAGATGCTGCAGTCGAACCTGGTAGTAAGATGTCTCTATGAGAATCTACGTTGCCGAATACTGCTGCGTATCCAGAAAATGTTCCATCATCTTCTACGGCTTTTATTTCGAATGTTGTTTCAATAAATTGCTTAGCCATTTATGTACTCCTTGTCTTGGGTATAGTATATCATACATCTGGCGAATAGCTAGATATATTCTAATAGTTCGGGCTTACTCCTGTGCATCCTTGTTTTTGTTAGGCTTTTTAGTAGTATTGTCCCTAACAATCTCTACGCTACCTCTAGTAGCAGGATCATCTAATGCAAACGTAAGCGGTACTTGTGCTGCATTTGCTACTATACCGTCGAGTCCAGGAATCGTAGACTTACTAATCATTTCTCTACGTTCATTGACTGTTAGTATGTCTTTACCTTTGATACAGGCTTTTTCCCAGATGGCATCTCTAATAGGTTGAAGCGCACCAATGCTTTCGTAGTTAGGTACTACTTCATACTTATCTGTATCTAATGCTCCTAGTCTACCAAACCAAGTTGTGAACTGGATTGCTACCTTATCACACAGCGGCATGATAGTATCTGTCCATAAAGCAAGGCGAGCTTCCTTCTGGTTGTTGTAGGTGTTATCTCCACTCAAACCTAACAGCATAGCAGGATACCCAAAAGCACTTGCTACGATTCTAGCAGAAGCTGCTCTGGATTCTAAGAAGTCCATCTCGGCTGGACTCAAACTCATAGTCTGCCATTTCAACCCACCTTCTAATAGAATAGGCGTTCCAGCGTTTTCCTGTCCGGCGTAGTTGTTCTTGATGTTCTCATTCAGTTTATCATATGCTTCGTCTGTTAAGATTCCACCGTCTACGTCGTCGTAGCTGAAAACTCCTGAAGGTCTAGCAGCGTTATCTAGTAACGAAGCGTTCCACGATCCGGCCTTATCAAATATGTCTGCATCTTTGCCTGCGGCTGTCAATGGAGACTGTCCTATCCACATATCTTCTGGATTGAAGGTTTTAAGGTGTAGTAGTTTAGTTTTACCTGTTATGGAGGAAACGCGGAACTTTACGTCCTTTCCTAGATGGTGAGACTTCACTACATAATTGTTTACCATTCCAGACTTGTTTAGGTGTACTTCTACGTTATCAAATGGAATAGCATACAGTTCCCGTACTTCGCTACCGTTGTATGGTGCTGCTTCTACTCCTACGTTACCCTGTAGTAAATAGAATGCATATATTGATTCCATCCAAGTTGTTCTATCCTGGAAAGGGTTTGGCGTATCCAGTACTTTAGATAGTGCGTTTACCTGTACTTCCTTAGTTAGCTTATCCCGTATCTGGAAAGGAACCATTGCTGCGGATGTAGAGATCTCATGTACACACGTAAAGACGATAGCGTTTAATCTATACCCTTTTGCTGTGTCCGTAGCCCAGTCTGTCCAGGATACGGATGTTTCACCACCATAAGGAACAAACGATCCTAACGCTCTACTTTTCTTTGTTTCAAACTCTGTATCGAATATAGTATTCATTATACTCCCAATTTCCTTATTCTTGGCTTTCTCACTTTCGTTTTACTCATAAGCCAGGTTATCATCCATACCATAGCATCCAGTCTGTTAGGACTCCATGTAGATTCATCTGGTTCCCAACTTACCATCTCATCTTCTAGATCAGGTAAGTGTCCTACTATGTGTAGTCTACCTCTATAAGCTAGACTTGCTACTGGTTCGGCTCGTATGGCTTTACCTCTGGAAGCATGTACTCCTATGTAAGATATGTCGTCATCTACTGTTCTGATAGTACCCTCTACCATATCCCCGCCGTTGTTTGTTTCTCCTACAACTTTGTCAGCCTGTAGTTCTTCATACATCCTTACTGTGGCGTTTGCCCACTTAGCGGGCTTTCCTCTAATACTATTATCTAATACAATGTAGTAGTGGTACTCACCGTCTATGAGATGTGCTCCACCTCCAACGATTCCTGTTTCATCCGAAGTTGTCTTTCCTTTTGCTGCTGGGTCAACCCCTACAGCACAATAGGTAAAGTCTGGACAATCCTTAGCTAGTATGCGATTTTTGTGAATGTCCATTAAAGTGAACAACGCACCCTCGGCTCCGGTGCTGTAGGAACCCTCTAGAAAGCGTTTCTGCTTCTCCGGCGACATATTCTTGAGGATATCCAAGTACGCCGCTCCAACGTTCTCTAAATTGTCCGTAGGGTTAATCTTCAGTACAGCGTACTGCTTCCGCTGTTCTTCCGTATATTCTATGTTAGTTTCTGGATGTGTGTGTTCATACCACTGTAAATAGGTCCAGTGTTTAATACTAGGTGGGTTACAGTCATATAAAGCCATTAGCTTCATTTCACCATGAGTGGGATCTACACATTTCTGTGCTAGACGGGTAAGTGCTATCTCATGTGCTGCATAGTCAATCTGACTACACTCATTGAAATATAACGTACCGTACTCATTACCTAGAATCTTTTCTACTCTGGCCTTGTCATCCAATCCACCGATCCATACCTCAGCACCGTTAGGTAGTGTATAGAAGCTTTCTGATTTATTCTCCTCTATCTTATCTACTAGATTCGGAAAACAGATTCTAATCACTTTCGGGATAGTATCCCTACACAGTGAAGTCTTCGCATGGTTGTACCTCAACCGCAGAATACAGTGTCGGGAGTTCTCATACTTCAACGCCCTAACGAATATAGCATAGATCATAATAAACGTCTTTCCACTACGACTACCACCATCAATAAGAAAGAAGCGTATGGTAGGACTAGACATAATTTGTATAGCCTCTGCCTGTTTCTCATTCTTAGTAAAGGTTGCTCTATTTCCGTCTGTATTCTTTCTACGGTTGTTACTGTCTCGTTGCCCCTGGATAAGCCGCGCATTCCCAGAAGGAACGTATTCCTCCAGTTCATCGGGGATATGTACGTCTTTCATGTTATCCTTTTATATACTCTTCCAGTGCTGTACGTGCTTTGTCTAGACACGTTGATGCATGTTTGAGTCTTTGGTTATTACATTTCACTTGATACTCAAAGTACTCTGTTTCTTTTTGTAACTGCTCTACATGCAACTGCATGTCAGCCTGGCGTTCTTGTTCTGTGTCTATCCACGCCTGTCTATCAGCTTTGTACTGTTCTTGATCAGTCATAACTTCCTTTTGTTACGCAGCCTCACGCTGCTCGATACTGCAATCGTATTTATCTACCCAATAGATATCTACGCCTTCCCATGAGAAGAACTCTGCTCCTGTAGACATTAGTTCTCTTATCTTATCTAGCAGGGCGGCTTCTGTAGTCTTGGCAACTACTACTTGCTTTACAGGCTTTCTATCAACCTCAATAACAGCAAACTCACCTGGTTGTAGTCCGAAGTTGCCTTTTCCAATAATAGGGTCTAGATCATCATAATAGATCCTTTCCCCTTGTAGGACGGAATTATAACAGGATGTCGGTCGTTTCATAGTTCCTATTAACTTATTGTATTCGTATAGGATTCTCTCTCCTATATCATCTACCTCTAGGATATACTTATATTTCATAACCTCCTACAAATTCATGTCCTCTGCTGGAATGATAACAATAGCACCTGTTGACTTTAGCTTCTTGTTGTATACATCCTGCATCTTGTTTAGTTCCTGAATTGCTGAAATAGGATTGGTCATCTGTATAGACCTGGATCTGGACTTACCACCTAAGGTATCTTCCTTCTCGTCAAACTTCAAGCTGACTATACCTTTGTGACTTCCAGTACGCATAGCCTTCTCAATGTCTATGTCAATACTATCCCCTGTGATCTTTATACAATCCAATACATTAGCCCTAGCCATAGACGTTAAAGTCTCTTGCCGCTCTCGTACAGACATAACTGAACAACGACGAGCTACTGCTAAGTTATCTTCTATCCTACGTTTAACCTGGGGTTTGTTCAGGCAGACTCTACCCCAAGCCTTTGCAATCATTTCTTCTATATCTGCTGCGATGGCCGCCTTAATAAGATCAGGAGTATCTGTGTATGCATCCGCAAACTTAATCTCCTGGAGAGTTAATCCTTCATCGTTATAAAAACAATATTCCCGCCAAGTCATCGACTTTGGGATATGTCCATCGTTCTCAGCCTTGAGTGTCGTAGACGCTTCTGGATCTACATTCCTTACTTTACTCTTCATGGCTACTCCTGTTGTTGGCAAGTATATATAACACACTTTACTGGAGTTGTCATCTACTAACTTTTAGTTCGAGTTCTAGTCACTATAGATCGACAGTATATATTTTACCCTAGAGGTAGTAGTACCAATACCTTACGACTGAACATCCCCTTCTACAAAATACACTAACTACCCATAAGCCAACTAAGACTAAAGAGGGGTTGCGTGTAGGGTGTTTGTAGTTATAAAAAAAAATGAGATAATCTACACAGGGGAAGTCTATTCCTATATATGGAGAGTGGGGGAATTTGAGAATGGGGATAGGGGACACAAAACAGAAAGTCGAGTATACTAGGATTTGGTGCTAACTAAATTATTGGGCATCAGCTACCCCAGGCTAGATAGATTGCTACAAAATAGAAACCCCTATGGTCTAGTCATCTATTATATAGTCTATACCCTTAGAGTCTAGTCATCTATAAAATAGATAGACTGATAGAATAATCACCATTGAAACATGACTAGGTTCCAGGCCTTTCTATGCTATCCACCTAATAGATAGTTTGTTACTTGGCATACTTCTAATCAGTTGTATATTCTAACTATTAGAAAGGGATAGAAACATAGTTAGTTACATAGCTTATAGATAGTATTCTATTGCGTATAGATAGTAAGTGTAGATAGGTAGATAGTTGGTTACTAACAAACTACTAACAAGATCAGATATATAGCTTCTACCTACCTTTTCAGCTCATACTATCTATACTTTGTAAAGCATCAATATATACTATTGTCTATTTATATACACCATAGCCTACAAGCTACAAAACATGCCCTTAGAGCCCTTTGTACCTTTTACTCTATACCTACCATGTTTATACATAGTTATTGCCTAATCGCTCATATGGTATAGTCATGTATTGTACCCCTACTACATCTTGTGCTTTGCAGCTATCTCTTATACCTTGTCAAGCTTATTCTGATTAAAGGCGGGGGGAATCGTATATATCGGTGTTTTATAGGTTCTAATACTTAAACGAGCATTTTAAACGTCCATTTGAATCTACTTAGTTTCTTAGTGCTTAGGTAGTTTAGAACCTATCAATTTACCCTAGCCGTTAGATTTAAATAGTAGTCGTTTAAAGGGTTTTTTCTACATATTGAAAGATAGTTGAAAGTTTCTCTTTTTTTTCTATCAGGAGTTCTTTATCTATAGAGGCCACACGAAACACCTGATCTTTGACAACTGAATAGAACTGAAAGCACAAGGCGGGATTATTACCCGCTTCATTTATTAACTATGGAGTATGTATGTTTAATACTATCAATAAGATTTACGGGATAGCCTTCTCTATAGGCTTTCTTGTTTTGCTAGGTCTTGCCCTTGTTGGGTAACTAGCTTGTAGGTAATGCCCTTCTACTAATCGGTAGAAGGTAGGTAGGAAAAATAAGGAATCAGATACCATGAAGAAGAATAAAAAAGTAACCGTTAAATCATTCACTACACTTGAACAAGCAATCTCTATCTTGGGAATCGGCGGCTTGTCTAAAGGTGAGTTGCTTGCCCTTAAAAAGCGGCTCATCAAGCTAGACCTTGTAGAAGCTAGCGAGCTTCCCAAGATCGTAGGGGATATGGAGGAACGGCAAGAGGAGTTGCTAGACCTTTGCTCTAGTCTAGTTGCGGTAGAAGAGGAGGAAGAAGAAGAAGAGGAGGAAGAAGAAGAGGAAGAAGAGGAAGAAGAAGAAGAAGAAGAAGAAGAGGAGGAGGAAGAAGAAGAGGAAGAAGATAACGAAGAAGAAGAGTTACGCGAATTACTAGACGGTATGTCTAGGAAGCAACTCAAAGTTCATAAGGTAGAAAATTACCTAGACTTCAAAATCATGAAGAAGGATAGCGACGACGACATACTAGAGAAGATTGTAGAAGCTACACTAGCTTCCTCTAGTGTTCCTAGTAAGAAGAAAGCGACTAACAAGAACGCTTTCGGGCATACCGTAGGGACTGATCAGGCCTTGCTTGATGACATTATGCAAAAAGGCGGTACTACCGCTAAGCTAGTTGAAAAAATCGGTAAAGAACGTAAGCGTTTAGGTACTAGTGTCCGGTTGTCTAAGGTTGCTTGTCAACAAGACCTTAGTATCCATAAGAACCGTGCTAAGAATAACGGTGTCCGGATTACTTGCGTAGACGGTAAAGTCAAGATTCACGCTCCCAAAAAATAGAGCCTACTAATAACCTTTAACCTAATAGACCTACCCATTGCGGGTAGGTCTTTTTTTGTGCCCATACATAAATTTTTGATCTTGCCCAGGAAGCGCAGCAGCGCAAACAGAACCAATTTGGTTCTATTGATTCTACGCCTTGTCATTGGTTCTATTCAAAATGCCCTTGCCCATAGGCTAAGGGATTACCCTCTACGCCCTTCGTTATGCCTTGCCCTTGTCAGGATATGCCCTTGCCCTTGTCTTTCGTTCTATTGGTTGTTTCCGTTCCATATACCCGCCTTGTTATGTATAGGCATATACCTAAAAGCGATTCTTTAGTACCTTAAGCGCATTTGTTTTGTTTTTTCGACTCCATACCCGTCTAAGGTATTTGAAGCGCTCAAATGCCCTTTTCCGTAGGTTCTTTGACATATGCCCTTTCGCTTTTGGCCTGATCAGATAGCCTTTTCCCTCCTCTAGTATTCTAGTCTAGATAGCGCTTGTACATTTTCGGCATAGTCTAGATTGCAAGTCTATTTCCCTTTTATTTTTTTCCTATCTAATAGTATTTATTTTCTTGCAAGAAATTAGGACGGCATATTCTGTGCCAACCTACTATCTATTTAGACTCACGATCTGTGCCAGGTTGCAAACTATCTGTTGGCATTATCTGTGCCAGGTTGCAAACTATCTATACCCTTACATCCTGGTCACCTATTCTGTTTTCTATTTTGCTATGCTATTTTCTAGATTCTATAATTTCCCCCCTATGCGCGGACGCGCTAATGAAAAGTACAGATAGAAATCTTCCTGGAAAAACTACATGTTTGTGCTGCTCCAGGCTAGTTGCTGCAAGATTGTAATCTTCCTGGGACTTGCTATCTATTTTTCTATAAATTTTTTTTCTACCTATATGCCTAATGCGCGAATGAAATGTTATGCTTGTTTCCTAACAAACTAGCTGCTTGTACCCTAACTATATAGGTAGTGCATATGATCTATTGTATTTGAAAGGGGATATGGTATACTTAACTTCTATTTAAAATATCTCATTCTAGTAGATGGAGTGGAATAAACAACTAGACTAGAACAACTCGTTTCTGTCTAGCTATCTACCTAATAAGTAGGAGGTAAAGGTTATAGGTTATAGTTCATAGTTCATAAGTCCTTTCGCCCCCCACCCCCTCACCCCTGCCCCCCATAGTATACTAGAGGAAGATGTCTGTCAACTTATATTTTGTTGGTTGGGTTCATTCCATTGGTATCATTAATCCAATTGAATGCAATCTTATTAAACCACAGTACAAACAGGAATCATAGCATTATGAAAGAGATCACAGCTAGTAAGGACATACAAGCAATCCTCTATCCAAGGTACAAACCGTATAGTAAGCAGCACTTAAAGGCTGACCTAAGGAAGAAGAGACTAGACCCTACATTCTTCTATAAATACTGGTATGATGGGTTCATTACTAAGCCTGCCTATAAGCTAGGAGTATCATGTATATGGCTTATCTATACTAGTAGAAGGAAGTTCGAGTCTAGTCTAGGTGATTGGAATAGATGTAGGGTAGGTGGCCTACAGTACAGAGAGGACATTAGAGGGAAGCTAGCAAAGACTCCTAGATGTAAGGGGTTCATGAAACATAGTAGACTACTACTCTATGCTGCGGGGTATGTAGAGTTCCCTACCTATATGCATAGACCTGGCAGTAGACTATACATGAAGCTACCTCGTCGGTTCTACCTGGACATGGCTAAGTATAGCAAGGGGTTCAATGAGTTGGATGTGCTAGCTAGAATGGATAAGAAAAAGAATGGATTGCTAGGTACATACATAGTACATAAGAAAATAGAAGTGAAGGGAGTAGTCAAGTATGTGCTGCAAGCAACAGAGTTTGGATCTATCCCTATTAGGAATAGCCAGGCGCTATCGTTGAGGGAACTTATACTATATGGATACTATCCTATAGGTAGGACAACCAACGAACACTTAGTACTACTAACCCATTACTGGAATGACCATGAAAGGAAGTTCTATCTACCACCGGAGGAGGGGTTCATTAAGTTTGATAGGATAGATTGGAAGACGTACTGTGCTAGAGTACGTATCATGAGAAGAAAAAGAAAAGAGGTATAGAAAATGAATCGTTATGAGTAATGAATACGGGCATAGTACAAACAGCATAAAAGAATCTATTATTTATTCAATGGATATCCGATACAATACGCGCACTCCCAATAAAGGGAGCAAAACCAAAAGGAATAGACAGCATGAAGACTAACACTAGAAAGTATGTAACACGCAAGCTGGCAGTAGGTGACGTAGTAGAAAAGGATGATGGGTTCCGAGTCTATGTAATAGGTGCTAACACTACCACTAGACAGACACTGGAGGGTATTGTAGAGGACATGCACTATTCTATCTTTACTTGTGTTAATATTACAGCATCGCATGGCTCAATGAATGCTAGAGGCTATAACGTAGTAGGTATCCTAACTGATAAGGGTCTAGAACAGGCTCGTCGTGGTACTGTCCCCCCTAGTGGTGAAGTACTGGATCTAGAGGAACCTTTGATCTATGATGCTGATCTGGCAGATAAGGTTAATAAGATAGAAGCTATGAAGATAGATAAAAAGACTATGAGTATCGTACATACTAGCATGAATGATACTATCGAATCCGTACTAGACATCATCCTCAAATAATCTAACTATATGCTCTAGTACAATAGTGTGCTAGAGTCAATGACAAACCAAAAAGGAATAGATAGCATGAACACATACGAATATAGATTCTACTTTAAGAACGGCGACATAGTAACTTGCCCTAGCTATAACACAGAGGAAACACTGACAAGACTAGGATTGCTATTTACTAGGTGTGAGAGTGGGCAATGTACTACTATCATCCAAGTTAAGCTATCTATCAATGATAACAAGTTTCGTATCGTTAAGAACAATCGTATCTAACTAGACAACCCAAAAGGAATAGACAGCAATGAATGAAGAAATGAAAAAGCTAGTATTCAATGACATAGTAAGATTGAACGATAGTAGAACAGATAAAGACTGGGGACTAGGCATAGTAAAGAACGTACATAGAGTCCCTGATCTCTATAGAATAGAATTCCAGGATGGAACTCATTGTGATATCTATATTACAGAGTGCCGTCGTATAGGTAGCAAGGATGAAGTATTCAACCATTGCCAATCTCTACTAGATTGCATTGTCAATCCGATTGATGCTGCTGGCTGTGGGTTGCAAGATAACTATTGCAATGATGATGAATGCAACTGTGCTATCTGTCCTTTCAATAACCACAATCCTATGAAGTGTCCTACCTGTATAGAAGATGGGCATCGTGAGTCTTGGTTCTATGAGTCCGATCCTGGACTAGTAAAGAAAACTAAATCTATCATTAACTTCTTAATGTCTAACTAGGAGACAGAACAATGGCACAAGGAAACTATAATACAGAATTCCCTAACTTCGGCAAGATGCCCGAACAGATAGATAAGTTAATCGCAGAAGGTATGCTAGTAGATATATCATGGCATAATGATTGCTATCCTAGCTTCGCCCTACCTCACACACCACAGGCAGCATGGGATGATGATACCGCTCTAGTACTATGGGTATGTGAGGAAGATCCAGAAGCTAGAGAAGGTGAGAATGAGTTCCGCTATGCTGTATGGTCTAGGGCTAACGATGAGAATCCTGTCCTACAAACTGATAGCATAGCAGCTATAGTTAATTGGGCACGTACTAACTGTAATAAGTATCCCGATCCTAGAGAGGAAGTCTATGGTATAGCAAGTGATCGTATGCTGTGGCTAGGCATGATGATTAATCTATACAACCAATCTATAGAGGATAGCGAGGAGGAACTAGACCTATCCAATACTATCTGTCTTGCGTGTGAGAAAGAACACTGGCTATCTATAGCACAGTTTAATGAGTGGGAAAACTACAATGGCAAAGCTACCCAATCAGAAGTACTGTCTAAGTTGGTGTCCTTGCTAGACCTCAAACATCTATGCATACTAGAGAAGGGCATCTATTGGATAGCCATAGCAATAGGTGAAGTGTGCTATAGATTTAATCCTAGTATGCGTGAGGGTCTAGATGTAGAGAAACGTAAGACTCTAGATTGCATGAAGGATGATCAAACGATAGTATATAATGTAACCAACCTGGACTATGGTGCTGTTGCTGCTTTACTATTCTCTACTGAAATCCCTGACTATGGTGTAGTAAATAGTATTGAACTCCTTCGGAACTATCTAGCACTAGACGATCAGGCTAGTCTAGCTAAGTATCCCGCGAACATCCAACTGGAACAGATAGTAACCATCACTAAACAATTCGATAGCTAGACAACCCAAAAGGAATAGACAGAACATGAAACATAAAATAGCATATCATCGCGAATATATAAAGGGATTGAATACCACAAATGCAACTTCTTTGCATGTATTAGCAAAGGCTAAAAATGAGGTTGTAAGCTTGATGGATAACTCAAATGAGTATCCAAGTCATCTATTAAAAGTTATTGGCTTGTTAGGGCAATTAGAGCGCTTCCACGCTCCTAAAGAAATTGGGAAAACTCTAGACGAATCTTTCGAGTGGTGTGGTGCTGCCTGTTCTAATAGCATAGAAGGATGGGAACAATGGGTACAATGTATTGGTATAGCACCTTCTAGAATCCAGGTGGATAGCACAACTAAGGAACTAGAAAGATTCCCTGAACAATCTGTCATGGTAGGTAGTGACCGCCATCATAGATTGCACATTGAGTGGGGTGTAGGTAGATTGCATGGATACAAACATTGCGTAACAGGTAGACATATGGATGAAGCTAGCTTTATGGACTACTCTCCTATCCCTCCTAACTTCCTGTTAGCATTGTGTGCGGGTGCTGCTGCCCTAGATGGATACACCATTCAGACTGGCAACCTGTTAGATAGTGTAGATGATGAGTTCAAATGGTTTGATGAATCTATTACTAAGAAGTGGATGCGTGTGCTAGTCTATGAGATAGACAACGTAGTATATGTTTGCGTAGTAAATGAAAAGCATTTGTTAGATGCTCTATCTGGATTCGATGATCACCATGTTACTATCTGTGAGAATGAAAACAGCAATCCTGAAAAGGGAATCCATCATCTAATAGGTACTGTTAGAATAGATGGGACATGCAATGGGAAGCATAGAACGGCTATCCTTAAGACTGCTAGAATCTCCGATGATACTATCCATACTCTCATGGGGGCTATCTAATGTGCGAAGCTATACTACCTAAAACATATTATCCTACTATGTTTCAAGATGTAGATGATAATAGACTAGATAGAGTAAGTGGGATGCCATTGCATAGACTAGTCAAGGCACGCAACGAGATAGAAAGAATAGAACGCCTAGCATGGTTGCGTAGGTTCCTACGTATATGGAACTATGATCTAGAGCACAGCGAACGTCACCACAATATGCTATGCAATATATATTGTAGATACAATGACAAGCAAGGTCTACCACAGCAAGGAGTGGAAGAGAACATAGACTACCTAGTTAATTACTATGTAACAGATCCTATTAAATTACAATGTATAGGTAGACAACATAGAGTTACGGATACCAAAGCAGCACAGATGGAACAGATGGTATGGTTGCGTAGGTTCATAGATCTATGGGAGCAATGTTCTAGCTGCTATGGTGCGGTAGTACAAAAGGATAAGCATCATATCATGCTATGCAAGATCTATGAAGCCTATCTATCTAAACATAACCTACCTAAAGAAAGCGCTGATGAAGTACTGTGCTATCTGCAACATCAGTACTATGACAATGGAGAACCTATCTAATGACAAGTGATACTAAACAATTAAATCATGCTAGAAAGAAACGAGAGATAGCAAACGTACTATACGAAGAGGCTATCTATGCTAACCCTAGTCCAAATTGTATAGCTAACTTTGAACGGCCTATTAGAGATAGGGCATTAGAGGAAGCTAACAGGGCAATAGAGGAAGGGTATAGATTCAGTAAGTCTAACTACCATATGAACTATGTATATTGTACTAGGGATATCTTCCTATCCGCAGCAACTAAACTATGGCTAACTAAACTAGATAGAAAAAACAAAAGGAATAGATAACATGACTAGGAAAGAGAAACGAGAACAGGCTAGTAAACGTAGATACCACCAAAAACAGGAATGGCTAGAAGAGATGGAATTCCTCATAGTAAAGAAACAGCATACTATGGGTGCTGCTTACTTGTTAGTACATAAGGGTGCTTGCAATGCTATGAAAAGGAATCCGCAAGAGGCTAATAGCATTCGTATAGCATGGGATGAGTTCGGTGCTGCGCTAGAAACAGCTAGAAAAAGTTTAGAGGAGCTAGTATGATTATATCACTAGAAGATAGATACACAGATAACCCCGACGAATGCGTTACATTGCAAGGTGAGTTCCTAGTAGAAGGTAACTGGTCTGTGCAAGAGGTACTGAATAGAATTGATGGCGGGAATAGATCAATGGAGTTCATTACTAGAGCACATAAGTCTATGCTAGAGATTGGTACTCATATCAATACAGTAATAATCCACATAGTAGAGAGTCCTACTATTATAGTTAGAGGTACTAAGATAGATACCGCTAACCTAGCATTCCAGTGCAGCAAGCGCAATGAATGGATAGATGGTAACTACCAGGATATATGGAGACTCTATCTAGTTAATATCAATGGCCGATATAACAACCTAACTCTATTCCAGAAGGAGCAACTCATACTACGCTATCAGTCTAGTATATTGGAAATCATTCAGGATGAAAGCAATCTGCCTATGATCATAAATTATAGTGTTCATTCTTTCATTACTAAGATCCAGGAAGGGATCATGCAATCCATAGTACAGAAAGAAACTATCCTAGAGTACATAGAAGAAACTATCATAGATGGAGATGATGACAATGCCGAAGAAAACTAATGATAACACTATCAAGATAGGATATTCTATTGATAGAAAGAAGTTCCTAGTAAAGTACAGTCCGTATAACCTACACCTAGAAAAGACAATGAAGTTCCTGGGTAGATCACAGGCCAGCCTGGATCTAGAAAAGAATGTATGGTTAATAGAAGTATCCATGATCAATGCTATTAAACTATCTGCCAACGTAGTTAATGTAGCAAAGGGTGAAGGGTACAAGGTTATAGTAACTAACACCTTTGTTAGAAAGAAGGAGTTGCTAGCTAACCACATCAAGACAGGCAAGAACAAGCTAGGCAAGCGCAGCAAATATGAAAAGGCTTTACGCGCTAAGCCATTGCCTAGAAAGTTAGCAAAAGCAATGATGCCATTCCAGAAGGAAGGGTTTGAATACCTAGTACAGAAGAATGGTCGTGCGCTGCTAGCAGATGATATGGGTCTAGGTAAAACCTTGCAAGTATTGGCCTTTATGAAGGCCTATAAAAGTATCAAAAGGATCGTTGTAATTAGCCCTAAAACGATTAAACATGTTTGGGATAACGAATGTACTAAGTGGGGTATAGAAGACCTACGATGGATCATAGATGGTTCGCCTGCTACCTATGATATGCATACTAAGACTAAGAAATTTATAGACGATGAAGGCATAGAGACAGAGCGTACTATAGTAAAGGGACAGGGTCTACGTGAGTTTGATTTTCGTATCTGTATTATTAACTATGAAATGGTACAGAAATGGTTGCCCTTCCTTAAGCACTGGAAACCAGACATGCTAGTGTGTGATGAGATACACTATATAAAGAATAGAAAAGCAGCAAGGACTAAAGCGGTGGAAGCTCTAGGCCATAAGATTCCCTACGTAATAGGAATGACAGGTACTCCTGTTGCTAACTCTCCTATGGAGTTGTTTACTATATCTAATATGGTTAGGCCTGACATGTTTAACTATACAGATTTCAACTATAGGTTCTGTGGTGGTGAGGCTATGCTATGTAGGTCAGCACACAATGGACAGGAACTGCATGAGATCATGAAGAATACAATCATGCTGCGTAGACTGAAAGGTGACGTACTAAAAGAACTAGAGCCTAAGCGATCTATCCAAGTAGAGCTAGAGTTGGATATGAAAAACTATGATGCTATCCTAGATGAGTGGGCGGCACAGGTAGATGTCCAGGCTAGTAGCATGAGCTTCCAAGCTAAACTAAGGGAGTGTATAGCAAATGATAAGATACCCGCTCTACTAGAATGGACAGATAAGTTCCTGGAAGATACTGGTAGGAAGCTAATCATCTTTGCTCACCATGCTGTCATTAGAGATATGCTAGTTAGTCACTATGGAGAATCTTGCGTTACTATCAATGGACAGGTTAAGTCCGCAGATAGAAAGACGGCTGAGTATAGATTCCAGAATGATGATAGCATTAGAGTGTTCGTTGGATCTATCACAGCATGTGCCGAGGGTATAACCTTGACAGCATCATCGGATGTATGCATGGCTGAGATGATCTATAATCCTAAGAAGATGGAACAGGCAGAGGATAGAGCACATCGCAAAGGACAGAACAACCACGTTACTATATGGAACCTAGTATGTACGGGAACCTATGAGACTGACGTACTGGATCTATTAACTACTAAACGTATCATGGCAGCACAGGTAGTGGATGGGCAATCAGAAGATCAGGCCCAGATAGATGTAGCTAGAGAGATAACCTATAAGTTAGTAGACATGGTAACTGAAAGGAAATATAGATAATGAGAAAAGAACTAACATGGAAAAGACAGGAGATAGAAGGGAACAATCATGATTACCTATCTATTAGATTACCTATCCGTAGTAACATTAGGAAAGACGGTAGATACTTTATACTATATACCTATGCTAATAGAAGGATTAGAATAGAGCAAGGTGGCTATGCTAGTGGACTTAGGCGTACTATGGGATATGTAAATAGTATACGTGCAGCAAAGATAGTATGTAATCTATCAATCAAATAAGGAATAGATAATGACACCACAGGAAAGGATGACTATAAAATCTATTAAAAATATAGAGCGTGTCTTTAATACAAAGATAGAAGTACTAGATAAGGACAACGCTCCTTTTGGTAGTGGTTATATACAACCTACATATCTGCACTATCTACAACAGGTATTTAAAGCTCTATGTTTCTCTCTGCCTAGAGGTACATTTAGTGATCCTGAACTAGACCTACAATATAATACATGGGATCTAATAAGTAGATATAGTATAGTAGCATTACATAAGGAAATATAGATAATGAAAAAGGAGACAGTAAAATTCTATAATGATTGTCAGCAATATACTGGATGGCAGTATAGTGATAACACTTCCTTTGCTGAAATAGTATCATGGGTACGATCAGGTAATAGCTGCCAGGTTGGTACTAGATGGTTATACTGTATGGCAGATGTTAAACGTTGGAAAAATGGGTGGGCTATGTGAAGATATTACTGTTTATGATAGGATGGGGAATAGGCATCTGTCTATTGTCATTGTTAATAGCATGGATAGCAGAAGAAATGGATGATAGGAAAGTTAGACAACCAAAAAGGAATAGACCAATGGTACATAGAATAGCAGACATAGACATGATCGCAAGTAGAATGAATCGGTGGATAGTATATCCTATAGGTAGGCTGCTATATATAGTTGCTGCTATATTCAAGAAGAAGGAACCTATAGAGAGTGTTGCTGTATTATATCCAGGCAGGAAGATAATGGGAAACCTACATGATGACAAGTCAATACTAGAACACATAGTAAAGCAAGGTCATTGCGGTGGTATCAACTGTACTGGTATAGTAGATGATGACACTACGGACTATGGAATACTAAATAGTATTATCTGTCCTCACTATGATAACTGTCCTCTAGTAGACTTCGGGGATTACTCTAGTGTAGTACCATTGTCTAAACAAAAACTAATGGAAAACCTAGTTAATGACAAGTCCATTCAATCTATCCTGGAAGCCAGTAGTAAGAAGGATGATCTAGTAAAGATGTTTAGGGACTGTGGAATAAGCGCAAGGACAACAGACGAAGTACACGCAGCTAGAACATGCTTGGAAATTATTAAATACAAGGGTGACTGTGATCAGTTCCTATGTGACGCAATCAGTTGTAGATACTGTCCAGGCTCACCAGATCCTAGAGTTGTCTGTTTAGAGAATGGATGGGCGAAGCATCCTAGTGGTGATGATCCAGTAGCTGTTAGTAGTGCAATGGAATGGATCACTGATAAGCTGGCAGAACAATTCGTCCTACTTATTAGAAAGCAAATCTCCGATAATGACTGTGGTGTAATAGATAGACTCAATGCCATGAAGGAGTATATAGGTTGCTGCTCTACACATAACTACTGTGATGCTAACATGGTAATACATGAGGCGTTTGAATCTATACTAGGACAGGAGGTAGAGATACAAGCTGACCTAACCTATCAAGCAGATATCTATAACAAGGCATGGAACAAGGCTAAGAAGATAGGCTTTGCTACTCCAGTACTTCCTGAGTCTAGGAAAGATACCTACTTTGAATTGATAGCAGACGAAGTAGGTATCTATATAGAACAGGCATGGGGAATTAGTAACATGTACTATGCTGCCAATGGTGAGATAAGGATAGAAGATAGTAAGGACTCTCCAACGCTAGGACATACTATGATAGAGGCAATGGTATCTACTATAGAACTTAAGAGGGATCTACTAGGTACAGAATTAGCATGGGGAGTACATGAAGAAACCCTAGCAGCCTTGTCTATCTTCCATGACATCTATATTAAGATCACACCAATGGATTCTATCTAGGGGATAGTATGAAGATGCGTAACAAAGAAATACTAGAACATATAATCCAGGCAGGTAATTGTAATCTAATTCATTGTGAAGGGATGCAAGGTATACAGGAAGGCTATATCAATGAAGGCAAGGTCTGTCCATTGCATGAGCAATGTAGAATCTATAGATGCATAGATGGTATTATTCCAGAATCAAATATGCAATCTATGGAAGAAGAAAACAAACTGGTAGTAGCACATGCTAAATATAAACTAACGAGGTATGAGTATGCTGGACATAGAAGCGATCTTTCGCAGATATGGAGTACAGGTTGCATCCAGTAGTGATCGTCACTATAGAAGTGGATGGGTAAATACTACCTGTCCCTTCTGTACTGGCAATAGCAATGGACAACACTTAGGATGGAATATTAGACAGCAATACTTTAGTTGTTTTAGATGTGGATTCAAACATCCCTATAAAGTACTGCGTAGCTTCATCCCTAACGAAAAGGATCTGGCTGCTATCTTGAAAGACTTCAAGGTTGGTAAAGTAAACATACGTAAAGAGGATGCTATACAGCAGGCTAATAGCTTAGTAATGCCTAAGCATAGGAACCTAACTGGTATGGCAAAGAAGTATATCAGGTCCAGGAAGTTTGATCCTAGTAGGCTAGCAAACCTATGGGGGTTGGTGTCTAGTCACGATCCACAGCTTAGGAAAAGGATCATAGCACCTATTACCTTTAACAATAGGCTAGTGTCCTATCAGACTAGGGACATAACGGATGAAGCAAAGCTACGGTATATAACCTGTGCTAGAGAACTAGAGGTAGTACATCATAAGCATATAGTATACGGATACGATCAAGTACCTACAGATAGTGTGGTTATAGTAGAAGGCATCACAGATGTATGGAGGCTGGGCTATGGTGCAGTATGTACCTTTGGCATTACGTTCACACCGCAGCAAGTTAGATTACTAGGTAACGCCTTTACTAATAGGTTTGTTCTATTTGATCAGACTGAAAAACAGGCGTTGCGTCAAGGTAAGAAGTTAGCGGAGCAGCTATCAATCTATCCTGGCAATACAGAGTACATAGAAATCAAGGGAGTTAATGCAAAGAGAGATCCAGCACAGTACTCTAACCTGTTCGCTAGCAAATTAATGCAAAGCTTAAAGTAGTCAATGTTTACGGGGGTAAAGTATCCTTTGACATATCCCGTAAATTTTGATATACTTATTCCTTAAGCAAAAGGAATAGAAACATTACATAGATAGCATAACTAAACCAAGGAGTAAACAGAAAATGAATGATCGTATTATATATCTGCCTATCAGTCAGTATACGTTACATGAGTTACAGCAAGACAGTGATCGCCCCGTAGGTATCTGGGCTATCTTCACCCACCTAGATAGATTCCCGTGTGAAACAATTGATAGTCTAGTGGAAATCTTTACTAGTGATACAGTAAACGCCTTCATGCAATTGCTAGAAGACGCGGACATGCTACACCATACACGCTGCCAGACTATTGAAGAAGGCAAGGAAGGCTACTTTATAGTAATCAGCGAATACCTAATAGGTGATGACTATGTAGACCAGACTATCAATGAGGTAGAGTATTCCTTGAAGTCTAATAAGTCTAGACCTAATGGAATCGTCGGCCAGTTAGATTACTATAAGTTACGCGACGTAGCATATGACTATGTAGCAATCAAACCTAAGCGTGATCTAGTAGAGGAACTTACTAACCAACAGAAAGAATTGCATGATAGAGTTAATGAGTTGCTAATCGAGGGACAGGCTAGCTTAGTACAGCAGCATGAGTTACAAGATCTCAAACGCGCTCTTAAAACTAAGGAACAGATTGAAACTATCTACGGGCATGTAGATATAGAAGATATGATGCTGAAAGTAAACGTACTAGTAGAGGCGTTGCTAGTGTCAGGACAGGATCAAGAACCTGACAAGCTACAAGAGTTAGTAGCTGCTGCCCAGGCAGATGCTGAAGAAGAAGAACAGGAGGTAGTTGTCGAAAAGACTATTCCATTTCCTAGTACAGATGAAGATGAAGATGAAGATGATGATCCTGTACTGGATGAGGATGACGAGGAATACGCACGACGGACAGATGCTAGTCAACAGGAACAAGCTGAACAGGAAGAGGAGGAAGAAGAGGAAGAAGAGGAAGAAGAGACTAGACTGGTAGACCAGTTAGACGAAATGGATAGAAGCGCACTGAAAGCTTACATCCGCGATAACGATCTATCTAGTGAGGTACGGATTAAGAAGTCTATGGATGATGATGCTATCCGAGATGCTATCTTGTTAGCAACAGAACCTGACGAAGATGATGAAGATAACGAAATAGTAGACGACGACATTGCTGCTAGTGGTGACGACGATCTGGATATGATAGATGAAGACGATGGGTTGGAAGACTATCTATCTACACAGACTCCTCCTAGTGCGGACGTTATCAAATCCCTAGAGGACATCCCCGATTCTACTGTTACTGTGCAACCTACCGATGATGGTAGTCAGTATAGAGAACAGGTAGTAGACTTCATGGCATTGATGAAGACTACCAATCCATCTATCATGATTCCTTCTAACAAGAAAGCGATTCGGAAAGCCTGTCTTACTGTTAGCAAGATTGTAAACATAGATGGGGTAGAAGTAGATACCTTGTTTGAAGCGCTAACATGGGGAATCCAGGATGACTTCTGGAAAGGACAGATGATTAGCCTTGCTGCTATCCGAAAAGAAAGTGCTAGCAATGGCAACAAGAAATATGCTAACATCATGAATGCCTATCATGCAGCATTGGAAAAGCAAACAGATCCTAGCATCAAAGCACAGGACATAGATGACGTAGATCACTTCAAGCAAATCGAACGCTAGATCTATATCCTTAGGCAGATAGGAAAGGACGCTACCTTAATTGGTAGTGTCCTTTTTTCTTTCATAACACAGATTGAAATTGAAAGGTTACTATGACAAGCAAGAAACTAGAAGTACTAGACGTAGCATGGCTACGGCATATACAAGAGGCTAGACAAATAAGTGAACAAACTCTAAGGGATATAGGAGTCCCTGAAAGGTTCGTGGATATGGATGCTAGATCAGATCGGGACAATCCATTCACTAATATAGTATTGCTCTCAGATAGGCAAGCGAAGGGCAAGGCGAAGGCATTGCTTACAGACTACATTGTAGCAGGGTTGGATACCTGCCAGCCTGGCACATCCTTCTGTGCTATTACATTCTGGGAGTTGATCGCATGTCTAACTGCATACAAGACAGAGCGTGAACCTAAGAAGCTAAGACAGAAGCTATATAGTTGTGATGCATTGTATGTATATGACTTTGGTATCTGTCAACTAAGAGAATGGGAGATGAAGGAAGTCTGTGCTTTACTAATGTCCAGATGGAATAGCCTCCAACATGTAGCACTAGCAGCGGAAGACATAACTCCTAACATAGTATCTAAGCATGTAGGTACAGCAACGTGGGGTATCCTTAAACGATACTGTATTTGTAGGGAGGTAGTCTAGTGGCTGACGAAATAGTTAGAAAGAAAATGAAAGGTGGATTACAACGATTGATCCTGTTAGGAATGATTACCGATACTCCCTTTGTAGAAAAGCTACTACCTATTATAGATACTAAATCGTTTAGTAGTAATGCTAGTAGGATCATATGTGAGTGGTGTATAGATCACTATGAGTACTATCATAAAGCACCCTATCTAGATATACAGATAGTATATGAATCAAAGTCTAAACAACTTCAAGAAGAAGATAGGGATGCTGTGTCTGACCTATTAGAAAATCTATCTAATGAAATGGATAGAAGGGGTAGTGACTTTTCCTGTGACTTTGCATTACAGCAAGCATTGGAGTTCTTCCAACGTAAGCACCTGGAAGCTAGTGTAGAGGAGATGCAAGATCTATTAGATGCTGGCGACCTAGAAGGCATGAAGGAAAAGCTTACTACTACTAACCCGCTAGAGTTTGAAGACCTTAAGGTAGAATCTACTAACGTACTAACAGATGCAGATACAATACGTAAAGGATTTGAAGATGCTAGTGATCCTCTAATCTATTTCCCTAATGCACTAGGGAACTTTATCAATGGCTTGTTTACTAGAAAATCATTCGTTGGTATACTAGCCCCAGAAAAAACAGGGAAGACTTGGCTGCTTAATGCTATTGGATTGCAAGGATTGAAAGCTAAGAAGAATGTAGCTATCTTTAACTGTGGTGATCTAGACAACGAAGAACAGGCAGTACGTTTCGGTATTACTTTATCCCGTAGGTCTAACCTGGCAGAACATTGTGGTGAGTTTTATACCCCCGTGTTAGATTGTAGATGGAACCAAGAGAACAGTTGCAATAGAGAAGTAAGGACTAGCAAGGTAGGCACAGCAGGTATAGAAGTAGTAGAGCCAGAAGATATAGAGCTAGCACATCCAGATTATGTAGCATGTAGGAAATGTTGTGGAGAGAAGCATTACAAAGGCGCAGCATGGTACAAGAAATTAAATATTGAAACTCCCCTTACATGGAGGGAAGCTCTAGTAGCTAATGAAAAGTTCTTAGACAGTAGAAACATTACAGCAGATGCATTACGAATGAGAAGCTATCCATCAGATACCTTTTCAGTAGAGCAGGCAGAAAGACTACTGGAACAATGGGCATTGGAAGATGGGTGGACAGCAGACATTGTATTGTTTGATTACCTAGATGTAATGGCTACCGATAAATCATTGATTGGTACTAGACATGGAGAGAACCACAAGTGGAAACGTGCTAGAGGATTAGCACAGAAGTTTAATGCACTAGTAGTAACTCCTACCCAGGC